AAAAAAAAAAAAATAAAAAAAAACGCCGTACTCGATGTCAATAGAAAAAAAATAAAAAAAATAAAAATATATTTATACTACGCTTATCCGCAATAGGTAATAGTGCACTAAGCGTGTCTCTAATGTATGTCATGAAACCCCTATAAACATAGGCTTTGGTGAACATGCAAAATAATAATAACGCACATGTTGAGTCTTAATATATTGAGAGTAGTTATATCCGTTATTCGCCGCTATTGTGCAGGCAAGAAAAGAAGCCTGCACGAAACACCTATATTTATAGGCTTTGGTGCACATCGATGCAGGCAATAAAATATATTCGCACATCTCTTATCTCTAATGTGCAGGCAGCGGCGCGGTGTGCTGAAACCCCTATTTTTATAGCGTTTGGTGATAGCCTGCAACTAAAAATAGATTAAGACTATTTATATCTTTAATTCGCCGCTTTTGTGCAGGGAGCGTAGCGACCTGCAACTACAGACTACAACTGATGTGCACGAAGTGCACTACATGTTTTTGCATGGAGGCGGCGCGGAGCCGCTACAATTTTATAGTACACAATGCAGGCTATCGCGCAGCGATGCCCACAGTTTGTAACATGGTAAGTGCAGGCTAACCAAATATATTGCGACCTGCACTGTCCGGTTTTAGACCTAAGCCAAACATACCATTGAACTTAGGTGTGCGCAGGCTATAATCTGTGGGAGCTGGTTTGAGCAGGCTACCAGGTGCTACCCACGGGCCTACTTGTTGTTGACCAGCTAGTGTGACTAGCGCCATGCCCATTGATACTGTGCGGTCATCGTGCAGGCCATTCGTGTGGTCGAATCTGTACGAGGCACCTGTTGTCTTGATTATTAGGCCTGCCATCTCCTCAACAAGTGTCTCTTTTCTCTTACCAACTTGTAGTGGTGCAGGTTCAGAATACCACGCTAATTGGTTGTTGACTAATAGGCTCCTTAGCAACTCCGCCATCTCATAATTAGACTTACCTGAACGCCCATCAAATCTAGTGCAACGCAGTCTGTGTTCATACTTTTGAACTGTGGCTTCCATCTGCCAAGGGTCTATAATTATAGTGGGATTGTTGAAGTTAGCCGCTACATTCTCTATCCATGAATCAACAGTAGCAATTGGTACTGGTGCAAGTGGTGTGCCCTGGATAATGTCCATTCTGTCAAGCACATAAACACCATCCAAATCACGGTGCATAACACACATGGAAGTCCTATCTCTTCTGGCTCCATAATCAATTGCAGCAACATACTCCATGCCATGCAGACCGGATGTCGTATAAACAAGGTTTTTTGTTGCACCTAGCTGTGTACCTAAATTTATCTCTGCTCTTGTTAGATAACCTGACTCTTCTGCTGGGTCAATCCACACATTGTCTAGCACACGGCGTGCAACACCATTAGGTAATAGTGCTCGATCACGCTGGATAGCTTCTGCATCCATCCAAGAGTCTAATTGTCCGTTAGCCTCGTAGACTGTCCAGCTATCATCAGTCTTAACTTGTTCTACAATCTCATGTTGCCACGAACCAAGTGTGCCAGCGTTTGTGATAACAACAAACACAGATCCAGGTCTCTTCTGCCTACCTGACCATAGCGTATCCCACAAGTCTCTTTTCTTCCAGTGCGTGACTTCGTCACACACAACCAAATCTGCTCTAAGACCAAATGATGTTGCACTATCCGCAGTTAGAATCTTTAGTATTCCACCCGGTCCTTTGATCCTCTTAGCACCATACACAATTCTTTTAGCTAACCAAGGATTCAATCTAGCCTCTGCTGCCATAGACTCAACAAGTAGTGCTGCTTGGTCGAAATCTGCCGCTGCTGCAACTATCTCAATTGGTTTACGACTGAACGCTAGTACCCAATTACATATGCGTGCGAGTCCTGTTGTCTTATCGTGACCACGGGGAAGTGTTTCCCATGTGTTACGAGGTCCTTTAAACTCAGGGCGTAAACCACACAACGCCTCAATAGGTGCCATCATGTAATCAGTTCTACGCCATTGCCAAGGTCGTGCGACATGTGCGAACCGCCTGGGTTCAGGGCGTGAGTCTATAATTACAGAGTCTAAATATCCTTTTATACTGCGTGCTGATGCTAGCTCCGCAATAGTGTAAGCTTGTTTTAACTTTGTTTCTAATTCTAATCTTGTCATTGCTGCTGACATTGTTTATTCCCAGTGAGGTTATATAATATCAATTGGTTTTACATTATCACAATTTGAGGGAGAAAGCTATGCTTAAGCGTGGAATGTGTTTTAGGATTCATGTACTGTTCAAAGACAAGACAGAGTATATCTGTGATTGGCAATTGAACCTTGGTAAGATGTACAAGTTTATTGGTGCGATGATGAAGTTCAGAGGTGATGTTGAATATTGGACTATTGAACGCAACGATGGTACATTTGTTGCAACCAAGGATAACCCTGTCCAGCTAGAAACCTACTGTGGTAGCATGTTCCAACTAATGGGATTTGTAAAAGATCTAGAAGACTAGTGCAATTTGTATATAAGAGATTTACCTGCCTGACGCTCGCGCTCTGGCAGTAAATCTCTCTATATGCGATTATAGTCTGTGCTTGTTTTATGTGTCAAGTTAATTAACAAAAAAACTCAACTACTAATATCTTTTAAATTAGTAATTGAGTCTTAGTTAAGGGAAACGCATTTGCGTGAACTAAGGGAGTTCCTTAGTCCAACTTGCAGGCCTTACGCATCATCCAGTCGTATTGCAAATTCTGTAGGTGGGTTACAACAGGCTTACCTGTGACCTTGTCGTATTTCTCCAACCCTGGGATTGAGTAGCTTTCTTCATTGATATAATCAGACTCAATATAGTAATAAGGGTTCTCATTGGTGCACAATTTCTTTGAATAGTTATCAGTGCACTCGTTAGCCTCCTCAATAGAGATTGTGCTCTCATGGGGCAACCTAGGGGCTATCTTGTTGCCAGTGGTCAGGTGACCACTAGCAAGCAATGCAGGTATTATTTCATCGTTCCTTACAAATTGAATAGTCATACTACACCTTCTTTCTTTCTGTTATCTGGATTGTTGACCCAAAGTTTATTCCAAAGTTTTTCCATAGCTTTGTCGTAAGCTAGGTCGATTCTAGACCTAGCATCAACAAATTTTACCCAAGCCTTATCCCTAGCTAGCTCCCTGTTGAACGCCAAGTCCTCAGTAGCTTTTACATATTCATCATGAGTCATGTTACATATCCTCCCCTGTTTGGTTACATACAAAAGCATCAATCTTGTGTTCTAAATTTCTAAGATTACTTAAAGTGTTGTTACAATCTCTCACTTCATCGTGTAACATACACTTTTGAGCCATTGATGTTTTAGTTGAACCTATTGCATTTTTAAAGCGTCTTTTGTTGTCTTCAGTCACTATTAGCTTTGTTGTAATAGCGTTTCTGATAGTGTTGATTTCTGCCATGTTGAATTCTAAAGTAACAGTAGTCATTGTAATCACTCCCTCAAGTGTTTCAGGTTGACACTGCGTCAGCCTTGTACGGTTATCTTACTCCACATTTATCTATCGGCAAGGTTAGCAGAAAAAATAAATAAAAAAAAACACCCAGGGTTTAATCTAGGTGTTTTGTTGTCGTCTTCACAAGCGGTTCCAACGAGCCAACACTAGTTATTCGTACCAACCTGGGAATTATTGCAATAAATCTGGATGATTTGCAAAGTTTCCATCATTCAAGGATTCAGGTTGCACAGTCAGCTGGTCCATTGGGATACTGATACCCCACATACCTGCCTGTTGTATTAGCTCTTGGTCTGATAGCGTCTGGTATGTGACAGTAGATTCAGACTTCTTAGGTGCCTCAAGTCCTAATATCTTAATCTGTCTGTCCATGATAGATAACACAGACTGAAGTGATTCTCTATTACCAGCTGTTGCCTCCTTATAATATACCTTTAGTAGCTCATCGAACCTAGCCAGTGTTAGGCTAAGTGCTTTCTCAGCTACTACACTGCCCTCCTTCATCAAGCTTTTGAATTCTCGCTCGACATAGCTGTACGCAGCTTGCCTTGTCACACCCATCGCACGACCAATCTCCGCATATGTCATCCCCTGTTTTCGCATTCCTATCGCTTCTAACCTCCTCTCCTTTTTGATTATCTTGTGCTGTGACATTTTGTTCTTCAGGCCTGAATTGTCTTCCCCTGTGTGATCTGATAACATAACCTTCTCCTAGTTCAGCGGGTAAATTGTTTAATAAAACTTCTTCCTCAGTCCACATTGCTGCCATTACATTCCAGCAACAAGCAGCTAAGTGATCCTCATCACGATAGCCCATTGCATATTTAATTATGTGGCGTAGAGCACTATTAATGTAGCGTGCAATTGGTTGACCCTTCTCCCAATTGCGTGCACCGTATTTCATAGCACCCAACTCTGTGTGTATGGCAATCCTCTCTAATGCTGAGAATGGTAGCAAGTCGTACCTGCCCTTAGCAAACTGAGAGTCACGCACAGAACCACTTGGGAATGTCTCACGCTCACCACTGTCCTTTACTTCATAGTTCATGTCTTACTCCATGTGTCAGATACAACCCACTCAACCTCTGATCTTACAAAACCACCTAGCACCTTGTCCATGCTAGTATTCATTAAATATTCTATTACTCTACCATGCTTGTCAGGTTCATCGTCAGGCACCTCAACCACAAGCTCATCATGAACAAATGCAACAACCGGGTACAACTGCGATACGGCGTACAATGCAAGCTTCGCACCATCTGAAGCCAAACCCTGGAATTGTGTATTGCACGACTCTGTGTATTCAGCAGCACCACGCACACGCCCTGTGAGTGTAACCACAGTGTTACCAAATATTCTGCGTCTTAGTGAAGGGCTACCTCGCTGGGATCTAAGTGGCATCTCTAGTGAGCTATCCTTGTTTATCTTAGATAGTGCGTTCCACACATGCCGCCTGAAAGCACCTGTGTAACCTGTGCCCTTCCTATTCCTCATGTTGCCTGACACTACATCTTGTATTGGGCTGAATGCGTACACTCCAGCTGATCTCAGGTTGAACGCATCACACACCTCATCAGCACCACACTGTAGATTAAAGCACAATGCACCAAGCACATCCTGAAATAGATACCTAGTTAATTCTGGGTACACCTCTGTGACTAGCTTGTTCTTCCACTCCTTAGCTTGATCCAAGGTCATCTGTACGCCATACGATGCTGATGCGTATTCCATTAGAGACTTAGCCCCAAGGCCACCGGGCACACCAAAGTTTACTGCCTTAGCTGACTGTCTAAACTTCTTAAACTTTTCAGGATCTGATTTCTTAAGACTCATGAACTCTGCAAAGGGTATATTTGATAGGCTGGACGCTGTGTATGCGTGCGGATCAATACCCTCATAGAATGTTTTTGCTAGCTGTGAGAATCCAAACCTAGTCTTGCATATAGCACCCAAGCACCTAAGCTCTACTGCGTTGTAGTCAGCTATTATAAACTTAGTTCCCTTGCTAGGTACAAACAGCTTCCTGAACCACTGTGCCTTTGGCATCTGTTGCAGGTTAGGTTTGCTACAACTTGTCCTTCCTGTGCGTACAAGTGCTTGGTACCTAGGGTTCACACGGTCTGTCTTTATCTGCTCAACAAAGTTTAGTAGCTTCGCCTTTGTAATCATGTCTTGCCAATTCTGAATGAATGGGTGATTGTACTCTGACCAATATTCAGCACTGGTTGTTATCTCACCAGACTTATCCGTCTTAGGTATAGACTTATCTTTAAGCTTTAACTCTGTAGCAATGTTCAACAAGTACACACGAAGAGCTTTGCTATCTATTGCTGGAACACCTGTTGTGTAATTGTACATCAGCTTACCTGCAAACTTCTTGCGTACATCTCTCTTGAACAACGCTGGATAATTACTATCTAACCAATTAACGATATCGTTTATCTGTAGTTTTATTTCAACGCCAATGTTCTGTTGTGCTTCAGTATCAACCTTGATACCAACCCTACTACAGTCTGTGAGTGCAATAGAACCTTTAACTTGTGTGTGGTGTGTCAGTGGTCCGTGCATATCTATTAGACAATTGTTGTGGTTGGATATGTGCACAGCAACTGGGTGAAGTTCGTTGAATAGCTCCCTAGTAACAGCAGAATCCTTAAGAGCATAAGTAAAGTATTCATCCGGTATATTCTCCATAGGCTGGCCTAGAAACTTAGACCACTCAGTCTGTAAAGTTTTGTCCAGCTTAACTGACAAGTAGTGCTCGGACAGGTCACTAAGGCTTTTAGGCCTTAGTGGACCGTCCTCCTCACCATTAGCTAGCCTGACTAAGAAGTCTAAAATCATCGTATCCCAAACTTTGTTCTGTTCGACCATCGCCTTCCACATCTGGATTTCTTCAACATACTTTAACGCAGCGAACACAACATGGTAATCAAACGCAACATTGTGAGCAACTATATTGCAACCGCTCAGGTATATCATCTCAACCCAAGCACCAACCATATCTGGTGACACAATGTAGCTACGCTTGTTGTCGCTAAATGTGAGAACTATTAATTCTGGAATCATCCCAGGTTCTATCATAGTGGTTTCGGTATCAAACCCAAACGCACCATCACACTTAAGGTGCTCGCCGTTCCACAAATTTGTCTTTAATAGTATTCCCATCTATAAACTCCTCTGTTGCTAATTTCTCTACAATACAAGCCCACAACCACCAAGGTAGTACGACCAGCGGTTCCTTGTTGTCAGCTTGCACATGTAGAATATCATTCTTTCCTAGCCAGTCATATAGCTGTTTGAATCCGGTAGATCTACACTTGACCTCCCCGGTCCATTCGTGCACACCTGCCTGAATCTTTAAGTCGCCCTTGTAATTTGCATCCGCACCACTTAGCGGTACTCGATGACAAAACACACCGTGCAATTTCATGTATCGGTGCACAAACTCACGCTCTCTACGCATTCCCTTATCCCTAGAAAATTTCCCGCTCATAGCTCTGATCGTCCTTTCCAATGTAGGCGGGTGTCGTGCCAATTCTCACCTTCTTCAAACTCAAAAGCCCAAGAAGCTTGTGCAGGTGCTAGGTTGTTTTTAACCTGACCTAGAATTTTATCATTACTATCTTCGTCCTGAATCATGTACAAGCAAACTCTAGCAGCAGCTACAACTGCAATGCTTCCTGTGCCCTTGTACATCTTGTTTACCTGACCCTGTGACTTGTTCAGGTGGCGTATCAGAAGAACACTACACCCTGTGCGTTCTGCCATCTTACTGATAGGCGTTAGAACCTGCCTAATGTTCTGATCCTTGTAAGAGTCTATGTCAGAATCTAAGAAAGCTAAGAACGGATCTAGTATCACCAAGACTATTCCCATCTGCTCAATAATGGCCTCTAATTGTGCCAATTTTTCAGGGAATGTTGGGTGGTAATCCCAGAAGAAGACCTTGTCTAGATTCGCGCCCGCAGCACGCATCCTAGGCACTGTAATACGCCCTGGGTCATCCTCAGCCGATAGAAACAGCACAGAGCCACACACAGGCTTATCTATCTCCCCCGGAAACGGCGTGCAGGTTGTAATCCTCATCGCAATGTCCGCACATAGTGTGCTCTTACCTAGGCCGGGGTCACCTTCAAGAACACACAACATGCCCTTAGGTATCCAACCCTTCCACAGCCAATCCACAGCAACCGTCTTATAAGAGCTAGCAGGCCTAACACCTTCAACAATTGTGTTGCCGGGCAAGCTAGCATGTATCGTTATAGCCGATCCAGCAAGAAGGGCATCATCAATGCCCTTCTGTGCTGAATCCCACATTTCTATGAATGTGGTGATCCCTTCAGACTTGCAGGCAAAGAATAGCTCCATCATCTGAGTCTTCACAGCGTCATTAGTTTGCCAATCCATATCAAAGGCTATGTACACTTCCTTGCATTGCCTTGACCTAAGCACAGGTAATGCTGTTGCCCAATTAGATGTTCCAGGCACACCTATAGTAAGTGTCGTTTCATCAACGCAACAAGCTATGTCAGCCTTAAGAACACCTTCAGTGATTCTAACTCTCTCACGGTCTTGTGCACTCCAAGGCACATGGCAGGTAGTCTTGGCCTGTGCGTCACCTGAGAACCAAAGGTACTTGGGAGTACCACCTGTGGCTATCTGGAACCCACGGATTCTCATGTGGGTATCTGTCACAGGTAGTAGTATCCCCTTAGTTGCTTTTATTCGTATGGGCTGTTCACCTTTGCGTGTGAACCCTGGAACACTCAACAGGGAGTCTCCATACAACTCAAACAACTTTATAACACTGCGTCTAGTGGCAGGACATGATAAGGAACGGTACCCGCCTAAAGTAACCCATTCCTCAGTTAGTCCTCTTGCAACGAGCAAGGTACTATCACTAGACGACAGTTCGCACAACTGAATCATTTCCTTATACACTTCGTGCCACAGATCAAGGTCTGGGTCTGTGAATAAGTCTTTCCATTCTAGATTTAAGACATCCAATATATCTTTTGGCTTACAGCCAGCGTGACAGTGCAAAAGTATCTGACCGTCACGCTCTCTAATACTCAACGATGGTGAAGAGTCGTCATGAGAGGGGCACAACGATTTATATTCACCACCGCTGGTGGTCACTCCCTCAAGAAGGTTTAGTACCTTCTCCAAGGTGTTTGTCATTCCATTTTCTTTGCTGATTAAAGACATCCTCTATATCCCCCATATCGAGTTGATAACCTGAAATTTTATTGCATTCTCTAGACAAGTGCTCTGCTGTTAAAGACAGCGTGTGGGCAACATCTGCGATTGCTGCCCAGTACGCTGCCGCATTAACTAGAAACAAATCAGATGTTTTATCTATCTGTTTTCCATCTTTAACGAACTGTGCCATTAGCAGGTCAAAAGCATCTAGGCTGTCCACTTGCACCTTCCTTATACGGTTACCCCAGTGGGTGAACGCATACGAAAAGACCCCAAATGCTTCTACTTTATCTGAACTACTTTTAGCCATGTTCTTTTGTAGAGATCGCCCGTCAGAGCGATCTCCCTCCATAAAAGTTACTAACTTAGAAAGGCGTTTGATATCCACTTTTTCCCCTAGCTACTTTAGCAGTTTGCTTCGTGGGATTGATCGCAGGGCTTTTCTTAGGCGTAGCAACAACCACCGCTTCGTCTGACTCATCTTCCTGAACATCTTTAGATTCCTCCTTAGTTAATTTGTGCTGCTCATCCCTGAACAACTTTGCAAATATAGACATAGTTTCCGCAGCTAGTGGCTTCGCATTATTAGTGGATGGGAACATACCCAACCGTTCTCGTACAACACCATTCTGGTCTTCTGCGTGTTTACAAGATATGCGAACCTGAACACCTAACAAACCTGACGACTCTTCGTGCTCCATACCAAGTCCTTTGATATCGTCCTGGGTGTACCCAAGTGATCGTATGTTTTTAACTGTGTAAGGCAATGCCTTGTCAGTCAACCACATCAGAATCTTTTTACGCACGCCTTCACAATCTACATTTTGTTTTTCAGCGTCCTTACCATCACGAAGGACAACATTAAACACAACACAAGGTGTACCCTTATCGCCTAGTGCGGTAAGGTCATGCCCCTCAATCTGGGCATTATAATTTCCAACAGGTAACATCTCAGACATAACTACTCTCCCTTATATGAATTTACAAAACTTACCGCACGCTTAAACTCCAACTCACTCATTGCTTCAAACGATTGGATACCCAGGTGTTTGCACAACTTTGAAACTGTGATACCCTGTGTACCACAGCTTGTGAGAAGCTTGTAACGATCTTCCAAAGAAACTTCTGAGGATGGCACAAAAGTCTTCTCCTGTTTCTCGTCCTCAAGTATGTCGTCCTCACTGTGAGCACCTCCTAACTCTTCATGAGTGTAGTACGGGAATGCTGTGAGGTCAGGGCAGTAAACCCTACCACCAGCAGTGATACACCGTGCGAACAACATACTCTTTGGGAACTTAGTCCACACTTCCTTTGTGGTCAACCCTGCTTTCTTGGCATCATCCCAAGTAAACTGGTGATTACCTACTACTTCCTTGTCTTCAAGAAAGTCAACTGAGCACTCTAGTGGTGTCAGGACTTTTACCCGGTAGTTATACCGTGGTCTAGATTTTTTAATAAGTGCTGCAATGAAGTTTGCAGAAAATGTTGGCGTACCCTGAATTAGTTGTATAGCTTTCAATGATGCTGCCGCTCCTAATCCTAATTCCCTACCAACTTGTATTCGCACCATCGCAGATGCAGCGTCTTTAACATCTTTGTAGATACCGGACTTTACAGCAGCTACAGCAAACCGCTCCATATCAGACACATTCGCAAATGTATCGTTAGGCACAATATTACTCATCAAAAGGACTCCCTGGAGAAGTGGGTGGATCACCCGCAGAAATATATTCACAACTTGAGTAGTGCACGAACACCACCTGCATTTGGCCTGACACAGTAGAATCTGTTTGAGTCACTGTCAGAGGGCCATCTAGTTTTACTAAGTATCCCATCGCAGTACTATCGCCGTGGTAGTACGGAATCAAAGGTGAGCAAATCTGTCCATGCAAAACATTGTCAGGGTGCTCTCCACTCATTCCCCAAACATGCACCTGTGAGTACAACGGATAGAACTCACAGGAAGACAAAGTATCAGCCATCCTATTCCCCCTTCTTAGGTATAGTGTTTACCACCTTAGCAACCTTCTGCCAAAGTGATTCAGGACTCGTATCAACAAAAAACGCCTTAGCTACCTTATCCCAACCTGCATTAATTCTTACGCACTCTGAATCTGATGGCTCGTATTCAGGACTGTCGTCATGAAAGTTAGCTCTCTCAGGTATAGTCTCTTTAATCTTCGACATGTTATTCTCCCATTAGGTTGTAGTGATCATCATCATAACTTTGCATTCTTAAATCGTTCTCTTCTGTAGGATCATCGTAGTCAGGTTTAGACCTAGACTCCAACTCCAGTGCGTCCTCCGCACTGTCGTTCTCATCCTGTTGGTAATCCCTTGGGTCGTCACCGTGATCGTGTTGATCAAGGTCGTAATCATTGTGGTCAGGACTAGACATTGGCGTTCTCCTCTTCTTCAATTTTAGCAATCAACTCAACAATCTTGCGATTGCATTCTTGGTCACACCATTCCAACGATAGAATGGTTTCCTCAAACCAATTAGCCATTAGAGGTGGGTACAATGTGTAGTCTTGTACCATTTTGCAATCATAGGTTTTGATCTCAATCTTGAAATCAACTTGCAGGTTTGGACCAGTCTTTGTCGAAATGATTTTAAAATGACTAGCCTTAGCAAGGCCTAAAATCACAGAGTAGAATCTATCCCATTCGGTTGCATCGTAACGAGTCTTCTTGTCGAAGTCGTCCATAGCTTTTACAACATAATCAGAAACAAAGTACTTTACTGCCATGACTAATCTCCCTCAAAGATTTAGTGTTCCGTGTGTCGCTCTGTGCTTCACATAAACTTAATCTACAATCTAAAAAGCAGACTGCAACCCCAGTTGCCAACATTTTGTCAAAGTATTTTTACTGTTGTTGTAAGTACTTAGCAGACATGCCTTTAAATTGAAAAGTATTTTTTAATATAGCTATAGCTAAGTATAAGTTAGTATTTCTCTTCAGAGAAATACTAACTATAGCTAGTAATATATATAGGTATAAAAGCAATTACCGTGCCAAAGGTAATTCTGTCAGAAAAGTGTATGCGTTTTTCCTACAAATCTAAACGCATTGTTGAGCCGTTTAAATAAAATCCAAATGTGGCGTAGTACTTTTCCAGGGCAGGTGAGCAATCTAAAATGATCTTAAAGCACCCTTTTGTGTGGCAGTAATTTATTGCGTGCCGCATTAGCATCTTACCGATACCTTTTGAACGCCATGCCTCAGCTACAATAAAATCATCTATGAATGCGTAAGGTAGTCTGTAAATCATTTTATCTACTAATTGGACTGTAATACTCCCTAATGGTTTTCCGCAATCACTAAGGTACAAAAAAGTAGGACAGGAGCCAGCAAAGCTCCTGTCCAAATAACACCTTTTCATCTCTTCTATAGTCGTGAAAACAGGTGCAAATTCATTGAGTAATTCAACATAGTGGTGGTCTAAATCATGTAGGTCGAGCCTTCTGATGTTCGAGTTGTGTGACAAATGATAGCTCCTTTAGAAAGAGTTCTTTGATATAACCTTCGTTCGGACGCATCTCTACCAAGGCTAGCCTTTCATGTAATTTAAACTTATCGGCATCTGAATAGGATACATAGTGTGCTACCTTCGCACCTGTCACCCCTAGTTGATGTTGCACCTGGGGGTAATAGTATTTTGGTATCCATCCTCTGAGTGCCTCTGAGTGTGCCCTGTCGTTGGGGCATTTAATCTCTACAATCAATCGACCATCCTTGGTGATACCATCTAGGCTGGCCATGAACCACGGAAACTTTTCGTGTTCAACACAGGCTGGCTCAACCTTTAGTCCTGTTAAGTCTTCGTACATCTCACGCACAATAGGCTCTAGGCGCTTGCCTCTAGCCATTCTTTCGTTTTCGTACTGCTCAGGTATAGTTCCTATTTTTTTCCCCATTAGTTCTTCTGGCTTGCACCAAGGGTTAGAACCCATTAGCACAGCCGCATCAGAACCACCTACCCCGCCCTGTCGCCATCTCAACCACTCTGAACCGCTCTGATCTAGAGTCACATATTTGCAGTTCAACATTCTTATTATCCTCGTTGTGATGAAGCGGTAACTCCAGCTCTGCACGAATTTGCATTACCCGAATCTTTTCGGGTGAGCCGGGTGGATATACCGTAGGCAGGTACGGGTCTATTGTACCACGCCAGTCATACACACGACTAGACTGCATTAGTAAAATACCAAGATCCATCTTTTCTTCTAGACATTTTAACCTTGTTTTCTGGTGGTGGAATTAAAGAGTGTATATGGTCTGCAATAGCTTTACCTACAGTAGGCCTTGTGCGTGATCTGTCTGTTGCTCTTTGTGCGGATGGTGGTTCTTTAGGGTACACCTTCCCATTCTTACCACGCATCTGGTTATCCCAAAGACCATTAGCAGGCTTAGGCATAATCTGGGTTGGCTTCATGGGTGGCACATTGCGTGTGTGGAACCTAGTCTGCTTTGACTCAGTCGCACCGTGTTGGAATGGCTGGATTCCAAAGCTAGACTTCTCACCAATTATTCTTGTTGCGTAACCGTGCATGAGTGGGTTTTCTAACATCACCCTATCGGCGTGCGGTGTGTTCAACATGCGTTTAAAGTCTTCAGCATCCCTCTGCATGTCTTGCATTCTATTAGGGTACCTGAGACTTCCATCTGGATTCTTTTGTGTTAGCCTGCTAACTGAACTGTTAGCCATGTTTGTGCAGGTTGGGTGGCCCAGAAGCATATCCCAATGATGACTACCGTTTAGCAAGTCCCAGTAGTTACCTTGGTAATGGTGCTTCTGGTCAACCTCATTTGGCTTAAAATCCGCTGTGGTTACATCGTGCCCCATTGCACGCAGGTGCGATGCAACCGCATTGGATGTCTCTCCAGCTATAAGCACTTTACCCATTAGGCTACATTCTTCAATGCACTGCGTAAGCCGTAAGCAGCTAGTGCAGCTAGGAACGATTGGCTAGCTTGCTCAATCTGACCTTGTGAGAATTGGTAAAGTGCTAAACCAAATAATCCAGCACAAGCAAGGTATGTTTTATAACCAGCCATAATTAAACTCCTTTAAGTTTTTTGAGTTCTTCTTCAACATCAATAACTTTAGCTTCTTTAGCTTTCTGTGCTAGAAGCTTTCTAACACCATCAATGATTGGGTGGTCTTTAGGCTTGCAGGTTTCCCTAGCAATCCAACCACCTGCAAAACCTGCAATAGCAAAAACAATAGTTGTAATGCTCATTCATCACTCCTTCTAAAAAAGAATACCGCCAAACCAAGTGTAACAACAATAACAACCACCAACAGAGATCCCTCAAGGGTAGCTCTGAGATCTGGATCACCCCCTTTCCTATAGTTAGGGTCAGCCCTCCTTAGTGCTGTTGCCAAACCTACCGCTCCATCCGTGTAGTCGTTCTGCCTGTGCACTACTGTTCCGTCTGGAGATTGCACATATATTGAAACCTCGCTAGTAGTGTCATAACCAACCCCAGTAACCGCCCAATGATCTTTAGGATAATCTTGAACTACTGTGATAGCTCTAAATTCTAAAAGTGCTGGGTCGTTCTGCAAGTCGTCACGCACTTTCTTTCTAATAGCCTCAGAGCCAATTACAGTGAGTCTAATAAACTCGCTGTCGTCAGGTATACCCTGGGTTCCCATGAGAAGAAGTGCACTCTCTTTAGTAATGCTTCTACCGTTGTGATAGTAGCTCTCAGGCCTGCCCTTCATCTCAGATAAGTCAATACCATAATTAGCTATCTTTTTAATAGGAAATAGCTCTAAATACGAATTTGGCACTGGCGTAGGTAGTTCAGATTCTTTAAAATCCCCATTAGCATCTAAGCTTAGGTAGACTCGTTCAGGCACCTTGTACACACCTACTTGCACAGAGTCGCTATAAAGTGCCACCTGACGAGGATCGTCAGTAGGCACCCAATCCCAACCTGAAATCATAAACACAGCAAATAATAAACTCATAGTAACTCCTATCGTGGTACTGGTGGTGGTGGTGGTGCAAGCCAGACGAATGCCCAGCCGTTAGATCCGTTAGTCCATCTACTTTTAAACTCTTCTGGGGTCATCCAAATTAGCTCCCCTGCTGTGCCGTTATTATCCCATATTGCTGCCCACTTCTCATCCAAATGGGCTAAACATACCATGTGGGCGATTGTGCTCGAATATCGCACTTTATCGCGCCCTGAATAGGTCACAGCAGGGAACCTACCTGTCTTGAGTGCTAGCTTAAGTAGGTCTAGCTCTTTTCCTTCATATTGCACATATTCAGGCGTGTTAATTTTCTGTACCTGAGAGTACTCTTTTAGTTGTTTATCAACTTTAGAAGGATAACCTCCACCGGGCTTGTTGGCACACCAATTGCGTAGCCCACGAAGCTGCTCTAGGTTCTGCCACCTTCCAGCCATCTCAATAGAACTCATTACGCACATACCTGCACCGTCCACATGTGAACCAATGTTAGTAATGTGCTGTGTCAAAGGGAAGTCAATCTGTAATGGAGTAGAACCGTCAGGTGCAACAGAACCACCTAGAGTAATAGACTCAACTGAGCCTTCTAGGTCTGTGCCCCAAGGTCTTTTAGGCTTAGGCTCGTCTGGTTTAACTGGCAGTGGTATTGGCGGCGTAATCTTTGGCCTGAGGTATGGCATTGGGTCAAACTTCAGGTTCCCAAAGTACACCTCATTAGCTGTTATAAGGCCTACAGCTAGAATTAACATCCCGATTACCTTATTCATGATGCTCTCCTGTTAGTGAGAAGGAACAACACAAAAAACGCAATTCCGCCCATTGTGACTCCGTCTTTAAATCCCCACCAATATATTCTATCCACAGTCCACTTTAATGGAAGTAAAATATCCTCTAATAGCTCAATTGGGGGTAGATCCTGTGGGGTCATGTTCGCTCCATTTCCCTAGCGGGCACTTCTCAGTGATCCAGCTAGCTTTGATTTTTAAGAAACATCCACAAACTCCGCATTTATCAAACTTTTTAAATTCGCAGGTATTGCAAATTGTTAGCCTGTCTGCTTGCACTTCTAATGGTACTCGAGTGCAACCTGAAAAAGTCCATTTAGCTACAGAAGACATTAAAGAGCTAGCTTGTTCCAACATAGGCGGAACTTGTATCGGCTGGTCATTATCCCAAGCTTCCCTTACCCTTGTGTTGTGGTGGTAATGCCAACAAAGTTGGCACTGTGTGTTATCCCAAGTGCTATTAGGAATTACATTATTACATGTACATGGTCTTGGCATTAGCTCATCCATAGTTGGTAATTATTGTACGACATACTGTCCCCAGTAAAGGTTAGGGTTATATTCTGGCCTATGGTAACTGGGGTTGTTCCTGTCTCTTGCATACTGGAGGTGGTTGTTTTAATAACCACCCCGTTAACCTTTAGGCTAAGTCCTACACCTGAAGTACCCATCATGGAGTACCCTTGCAAGTAATAGTTGATAGTGCCTGTTAGGGCTGAGGTGAATACTAGTGTCGATGGTGTTCCGTAGGAGTACAGACTACCTGACATCTGGTTTGCAGAGTTGGCACCTGAACCACTGTAGCTGTTATCACCATCAGAACCACTTCGACTTACAAAAGTAAAGGGTGCAGAAGGTGTAGGTGTGGGAGTCGGGGCTGGAGTAGGTGTACTACCCGCAATGTAGGTGAATAGTGTGTTAGGCACCGTAGCACCACCTGTGGTATTGACCTGAACATCCACACCAGCAGCGTGTGCTGGGGTGGTTGCTGTAATAGTGGTTGCGTTCACATAGGTCACATTGGTTGCTGCAACACCTCCAATTTTTAGTGTAGGGGATGGTGTGAAGTTAGTGCCAGTGATGGTGATTGCTGTACCACCCGCTGTGGTACCTGTCGCAGGTGTAATAGAGGTAATGGTGGGTAAGGGTGTTAGGTAGTACTCAACCGCACCAATGGTAGGGGTTGTTGCAGAGCGTGCGTAACCCCTCTGGTCTAGTGCGTTGATGGGTGCTGCATTTGTTGCTGCTGCTGTACCTGCGTTGATAGCAACACTACCTGCACCAACCGCCATAGTCATTACGGTACCACCGTTGTTTTGTAGAGGCCCTAGAAGTGGGGAACCTGTTACACGACCTATGTTAGTTAGAACACTTGCAGCAGCGGTTCCAATAATATTGGTGGATCTTACTTGTGGCGGGTGGTCGTACATTGCTACATAATCTGTATTAGTATTACCAGAAATGATTGAGTTCTTTAAAGTTAAGTTGTTGTACTCTCCATTATTTAACCCGTACCCAGAGTTTCCTGAGATGGTGGAGGAGAGTATGCTTGTTGTGCCATTTGCAGCAGAGTTCTGGTATAGCTGTATTCCATCCCCTGTGTTAGCTGTAAAGGTGCAGTTATAGACAGTGCAGTTTGTAGCAATAGACTGATAAATATAAAGCCCTTTACCCGTATTACCTGAAAAAGTACAGTTTCCTATGGTAGAGCTATTTGAAACAAGCACCGCATAAGTATTAGAATTTCCTACAAAGGAGCTATTAGTTAAGGTTAACGGTGTACCAGGCTCCATAGTAATAGCTGAACCAGATGTAGATGTACATCCTGTAAAGTAACATTTATCAACGGTAAGGTTTGTTGTGCTTGATGTTGAACAGCAAATTCCACCACCCCCATTTAAGGAATATTGCACTGCAAGCCCTTTGCAAGATGATATAGTTAGCCCTGAAATAGTAACTGTTGAAGCAGTGCCTAAAACAAAACCCCTATACAAGCTGTTCCCGTTAATTGTGAGTACGGATAACCCCGGCCCTGTGATGGTTACACTGCGTGTAATTGTAGGAAGTGCGGAGGTTAGTGTAATCACACCTGTTACCGTAAACGCAATGGTATTTACACTTGATGTTGCATTGGATTGTGTAATAGCCCAACGCAGTGTTCCAGAGTCTGTAGTGTCTAAGAGTGAAGTTACCATGAACACTGTTTGACTTGCTGCAATGTAGAAGAAGTGGGTATTGGCTGAGTTAGTACCAGCGGATGTGGTAACTAAAACACTTGCACTTCCAACGGTACCAGCGGGTGTAGTAGCTGTGATAGTGGTGTCATTAACTACAACAAAGCTAGCAGTAACACCACCTATAGTAACCGCAGTTGCACCTGTGAAACTAGTACCTGTGATGGTGACCGTGGTCCCGCCTGATGCGGGTCCACTGGTCGCACTTACACTGGTGACAGTTGGTGCTGGATATGAAACAGTTGGTGTAGGTGATGGTGTAGGTGCAAGACAATACCTGTGCCATGCAGTACCCGTCCATGTCCACGCCCTACCTGCAAAGCTGTAGATAGAGTTGAGTGCGGGTGTGGTTGGAAACACAAACGGCCCTGTGTTGGTATCTGGTGGTGCAAGGCATGGATTTGTTGGTGTAGGGCTAGGAGTAGGACTAGGAGTAGGACTAGGTGTGGGAGTTGGTGTGGGAGTTGGTGTTGGTGGTGCATTATAGGTAAACAATGTATTTGCTGTGTTAGTACCACCAACTGCGGTTACTACAACACTAGCCGTACCCGCAGCATGTGCACCTGTGGTTCCAGTAATAGTAGTTGAGTTAACGATGTTTCCATTAGTAAGTGCAACACCCCCCACGGTAACACCTGTTACATCATAAAACCCTGTACCTGTGATGGTTATGCTTGTACCACCTGCTATTGCACCACTAGAAGGTGATATACTAGTTACAGTTGGAACACCTATATAGGTGTAAAGAGAGTTTGGTGTGTTAGTAGTATAGGCGTTTGAAACTTCAATACTTGCAACACCAGCAGCGTGTGCAGGGGCTTTTATAGTAAGAGAATTTAAACCTACATTACTATAAACATCGCTAAGTGGAACATTAGTTCCACCAACGGTAACACTAGTAGGGTAAATTAAGTTATTACCTATAACAACAATGTTGTTACCACCTGCTACGGGTCCATAAGAAGGGGTAACAGCAAGTATGGTAGGGGTTGCAAAATAGCTGAATAAAGTATTGGTTGCACTAGTGCCGTTTGGTGTGGTCACTTGAACACTTGCAAGACCTACACCGTGAGCAGGTGTGGTTGCAGTAATACTTGTTGAGCTAACCACGGTAACATTGGTAGCAGGAACGCCACCGATGGTAACACCTGTTGCCCCAGTAAAGAGAGTCCCGGTAATGGTCATGTTGTAGCCACCACTTATATTACCAGTGCTAGGCGAAACACTGGTTACGGTTGGGGGCGGAGGTGGACACACCCCTTCTATCAATCCAAATTCTGCAAGTGGTGGTATGTTGTTGTTGTAAGGTGCGGTAGAAGTTTGGATTACGCAACTAGAATTAGCGTTGCTTGTCCGCATCCATTGATAGCTATTAAGCCCTGTTGCACCATATCCAATTATTTGTCTAAAAGGGTCGTTGACATTATTTACATTGGTAGTCCAATAACCATTAGGGTAGTTTGTGCACCCTGCCTGACCAATATTTACAGTTGTAAATGTATATGTAGTATTGCCATCTTTACAGTAGGTTGTGCTAAAATTTAAAGAAGTTGCACTTACTGTTGCACTACCGCTTACATAGTCAGTTCGAGTGGTGGTAATGGTTGCAATGGATAAAGTATTCACTGCTACACCGCTTACTGTTACCAAACCTGTATTGGAAATCGTAACGGTGCCATTTGCAGTAGCAGTACCTGCGTAAGTGAATGCAGAATTATAGTTGGTGATCTGCACGGTAAATCCTACACCGTTTCGAGATACACTTCCAAAAGTTGGTGTGTTTGCTGAATTGTTTTCCACGATTAAACCGTAATAGGTTGATCCATCCACCCCATATCCGGTTAGGTTTGGGGTTCGGAGTAACCTTGCACCTGTTGCCACCCCATAAAAAGGAAGTTGACCTACCGTAGTAGGAGCGTTTCCTAAGAATCTAACCCTGCTCAGTAAAGTTGAATTTCCAAAAGCATATTGTTGTATTTCAACTAAACTGCTTGGAAGGGTAATACTAACTAAGCTATTGCAATCAGTAAATGCATATGCCTGAATAGAGGTTGTTCCAGAACCTATGGTGACGCTTGTTAAGGCTCTACAAGTTGAAAAAGCATATATGCCTATGGTTGATACATTATTTCCTATTGTTACGCTTGTCAAAGAATAGCAAGAAGCAAATGTGTACGGTTGTATGGCAATTCCGTTGGGAATTGCAATGCTAGTAAGAGAAGAGCAAGACCTAAATGCATAACTACCGATGCTAGTGACCGTACTAGGAATAGTAAAGCTTGTTAAACCTGAACAAGTATCAAACGCCCTACTTGCTATATTGGTAACACTGCTAGGTAAGGTTATGCTAGTAAGATTAATTCTTCCGTAAAAAGCTAACTCCCCTATTCCTACTACGGGGTACCCTCCAATAGTTGAAGGAATTACTAAAGTAGTTGCCCCTGTATCATTCCAACCAGTTATAGTGGCAGTACCATTTAAAGTCTCATACAAAAAATTGTTTGAATTTGGCATATTAAATATCCTTAATTATTAAACTGCACCCAAGCTGTTTGGTAATAGGTGTATTGAACAGCGTCCGTAGTGTTTACCCATCTGTCACCTTGTGCAGGTGAAGTAGGTGCTGTTGCACCTGAGGTAAAGGTGTTTCCACTACCTCCACCACCTCCACCACTAGAGCTTATAAGTAAAACTGGTGTACCTGTTTCGTCCGCAACATATAGCTTTTTATCAGGTATGTTTATGCAGATCTCAAATGGTACAAGATCCGTGGAAAGTGGAACCTTACCTGCAACAATACTGCGCCTAGGTTTTATGATATCGGTGTAGGATAGATCTAAATCTAGCACGGCTGGTGTGAGTCCAGGTGCACCGAATGAGATTTGCACATGTGACCCTGACGAGAATGTCAGGCCACTGAATATTACATAACCACTTGAGTTGGTGGATAGTGTTGTGGTACCGCTTACATTTGCACCAGAAGCCGTTACTACTACGCTCACACCTGCTAGTGCTATGTCATTATTAGTGGAGTCTTTTAGCTGCAACCTAATAGGTATCTGTAGTGGCCTATTAATGTTTGCGGTGGTTGGTATGGGGAATGAGGTGATGACTAGCTTAGACGCATTACTAATACTAAATGAGTTAGAGGTGATTTCATTAAGGTTAGTGGTTACAAAGCTTATTGTAGCTGGTCGTATGTCTAGACTGGAGTTAGATGCATCTGGTGCAAACCCAATATTGGTGAAGGTTGCAACACCTGCAACAAATGCCACAGAGAGTGTGCCAGTAAGGTCATATCCTGAGTTACCCGCACCTTCAATAACTAGAACCGTACCCACATACGAAGGGTCAAGAGTGAACGCATTAGTAACCGTGTCTAAGTTACCCACCTGAATAACAGGCTGGGTACTCAGTGTAGCGTTGTAGCGTGCACCTTGTGGTTGAGTCAGTATTTTTAGTGCTTTAATAATAGCCATTAGTAGGAGTCTCCATCTATGACTAGGCCTGTGGAACCTGCTGAAGGTGCTCCAATGGTACCGGGTTGCCACCTGTTATTCACCGCACTCCATACTAGGCCTTGACCATCAACAGCCCCATTTTTACCTATTAGGAGTTTTAATGTAGACATATTGTACTCTAGGGGGTAGGTCGGTGTCAACACTTCTAGGTTGTCTTGTGGCCTCCACTCAAGTGCTGTGGCATCCCAACCTAGAACCTGTCCGTTTGTAGCACCGGATTGTGCAATTCTTAAGGAGTTCCCAGATGCACTATAGGCTAATGGACTAATAGGGTTTACTGTACCAGCACCAACAGAACCAACGGATGCAGCGATGTAATCCTCTATTTTCTGATAAGTGCTTCCATCACTCCACCAACTCTGGTTTGGTGCAAGGTTCCCATCAAAAACATACCCTTGTAGGTCGGTTGATGTAGCTGGACCAAAACCTAATTTTACATGAACTGTTTTTGCACTGGAGTTATAAACACAAATTTGTTTAATTACGGTGGCTATGAAACTAGCTGAGGTAGGGAGCTTATAGATTGAGAGTACGCCAGTCCCGTTAGTTATCTTCTGGGTTATCTGCTCATCAATTCCCCAGGTTGTTTGTCCTGTCACACCGTGCGACATGGTCACATGCACATGGTCATCAGCCGTGAGTGTTTGTCCAGATACGGGTGCGGTGACTATAGAGATCTCACCAATATTCCCATTGTCTAGAACTATTACAGACGGGTAGCTCAGTAGAAAAGCCTCTGAGAGTCTCCACACCTTAAGTGCAGAAATACTTACATCAATTAAACAAGTGTCGATGTAGTTGGCAGGGTCATCTAGTTTACCTGCGTCCGTACCTGCTAATAGGGTGATGTTGGTGTAGGTCCTTATGTGTAGGCTATAGACCTGTGCAGAGTTTGCGTTGTTGTATAAATATATTTCCTTAATTACACGCCTACCTTCGGTGGCGTACTCGACTAAGGTGTTCACACTGTTCAACTGTGGTGTACTGTAAAAAATACGCTCATAGTTTTCCTCACCACCACCGTCAGGGTAGTTGTTTGATGTTGTGGTAAATTCCATGAGGTGAGTTGTTGCGGTAACATTACACGCAACACCTTGTGATTTTACATATAGCCGTGTTTTAGGTCCTAGTATTAGAGTTTTCATATTCCAAAAAAGCTCCTTCGTTGAGCCGAGTTGTTAGCTCTTGGTTTTAGGGTTAGTGCGTTACCTTGCATATAAAAGAGTCCGTTTGTACCTACATCAACTGCTAGGTAGGGGTTGGTGGAACCTGCAATACTCTTGAGTACTAGGCCTGTTCCGGTAATTGTTTTTATACCCAAGCTTGGATTCTGAGTAGTTCCAGAGTTAAATAGTCCGTAATCTGTAGATGCTACCGTTGGATTAGGTGATATTCCAGCGGGGCCTACTGCCCCGGTAGCCCCATTTGGACCTGTTGCACCCCTAAGATTTACGGGTGTTCCCCAAGGGTCTGTGGAGGATGTGGTTTTTGGCCCAAACAAATAACTACCAACATACTCACCTGTGGAGGTATTAAATCTGGTGATGTGGAAATCCCCAACCACACCTAGGGAGGAGGAGGGATCTGCTGGAATAGCTGTATCTGCGTTGATTGTTCCAAAGTGGATAATTTGACCCGATTGTGGACCAGCTACACCCTGAACACCCTGTTCTCCTTGTACTCCCTGTGAACCACTCGAACCCTTTAGCTCAATGTAGGTGCTAGTAGGCCATGCGTTGTTAGCCTTTGGACCATACCATCTTACGGAGTAGCTAGAGTTTAGAAGTAGGAAATCTCCGTTGTTTCCAATGTAGTTATAATTGGTGTTTGGTGGCATTGTGGTGACATCACCAATGTGATCTACTCTGCGAATTAGGTTAGATGTGGATAGGCCTTGTGCGCCAGTATTTCCCATTACACCTTGTACACCTTGTACCCCTTGTATTCCAGCCGGACCCGTACTTCCAGCAGGCCCAACTAAATTTACAGGTGCTTGTATACTCGTCCATTTGTTGTTCAAACAACCACTGCATTTAGGACCGTACATGTAGTGTCCGATTGTGTCGATGTAAAAGTCACCAGAGTGTCCTAGCCCTTGTGGTGGTGCACCCTCACCCCATAGGATGGTCGGCCTAGAGTGGTCGTAGGGAACACCTGCAACCCAGTTAACACCGTCATAGGTTAGAACCTCACCTGCGTTTGCATTCACACCAAAGGCCAAAACCTGTGCGACAGAATCCCAATATAAAGGTGTGTTTGCAGTGATTTTTGCACTGGGTAAATCGGACACACTCCAAGCTTTGGTGGTGTTATCCCATAGGATTGTCTGGTTAGTTTTTGAACCATCCCCTATTTTCAAGGTGGATGTACCACTGTTCCAGTTGAGCGGTGATGTTGCGTTGAGTTCTTTTACCGTGTTGGAGTTAGCCCAGTTTACACCGTTGAACACTAGTGCTTGCCCGTTAACAGGTGTGGTGATTACCACATCAGATAAGGAGTCAATAGTGATCTCACCATTGATCCACTTAGTGCCGTTGTATGTTAGAACTTCACCAGACTTAGAGCTAGTTATTACAACATCATCTAGACCATCTAAGAGTATGTTAGGTGCAACAGACGACCACGATTTACTTGTGCTGTTCCAAGTTAAAACATCACCTGTTTTAGACCCGGCAGATAATGCCACAGTGAGTGTTGTTACTGTGTTAGGTGCGGTACCTGTTGTGTTTGAGGTAATAACAACAGGCGCAGTTCCAACCACATTAGCAGGGTCGCCCTGTGCACCCTTAGCAACTAGTAGATCCCAATTAGCAGTAGTGTTTGGCGTGATGTTTAGGGTGTTGTTAATTTCACAAATATACACCGATCCTAGATAGTAAACTACCGCACCCTTGGAGTAGTTTACGGTAGAATCCCATGTGCCATTCCACTCCATGCCAGCAGTGCCCGCAGCACCCGCTGGACCAGCTATACCGTTCTGTCCGCTAGCCCCTAAAAGTGACACACCGAAACCCCACCCAGACGCTGTTTTAGGACCAAATAGTATTGGAGCACCTGTACCTGCTGTTTGCATGTAAAAGTCGCCAATTGCCCCTATATTGGAGGTTGGTGAGGCTGTTCCAGACTGTAGTGATTTAGCTGCATCACTAGTTCCGGCTACCCATGCTGTTCCGTTGTATTTTAGAACATTTCCTGAGGTTGCATTTGGCACATTGAAGGTTATTGTGCCTGTGGTTGAATCCCATACTAAGGGAGAATCTGCAATGATATTTGCAACCCCCCCTGAGCTACCTGTGCCTTTAGATGCTACTAGATCCCAATCTGATGCATTGGTTGGTATGTTAGTTGTTGATTTTATGCTCACATAGCTAGAACCTGAGTATTGTACGACAGAATGTTCAGGGTAGGTTGTTCCTGATGACCATGTTCCTCGCCATTCTAAACCAGCACTACCTGCATTACCTTGTGGGCCTGCTACACCTTGTGGCCCTAAGAGAGATACACCTGCACCCCAACCTTGTGAATTTGTGTAACCACCGTACAGCCTGCCTGTGACTAGATTTATAAAAAAGTCACCTTCCCTACGATCTGTAGGGCTAGGAAAGTTTGTAGTTGGTACTTCGTTTCCGTAGAAAATTTTAGATCCTGCTGGACCAGTTGCACCAACAGCACCAGCCACACCTTGAATACCCTGTGCTCCGGTTTCCCCTTTAAGATCTATTGCACTACCCCAACTGACAACACCGCTTGTAGTGACCCTGGGGCCGTATAATAAGCGAGTTGTCGTATTAAGGTAATAATCCCCGTCTATCGCAGTAGTTGTTGAAATAGGGGCTGCTGTGCCTGTTAGAAAAGTAGCACCACGGACTCCCTGAATACCTTGAATTCCTTGTGCCCCTATAGAACCTATTGCGCCAGCTGGACCCGCTGGTCCTGCTGAGCCAGATGCTAAAACACGAGTCCAAGAACCTACACCACCTGCGTATTTCCAAATGTATAAGAAGCTATCGGATGTGGCGTACCAGAAGGCTTTTGCTGTAGTTGGATTAGCTGGTGCAGGTGGTTCTGCATCTTGAATTATATAAGTGGCCGATCCGCCTAGTGAGGAGATGTTAATACCGCCTAAGGTAAAACCATCACCTACAAAAAGCTCTTTTGTGTCGGTTGCAAACGCTGGCTCACCTGTCAGGAAAGACTGTGTCTGAATTGCTGCCTTAGGCCCGTTCTTAAATTGAATTAGCATATTACGCCTCTTTAATTATTATTTTTGTGGTTGTTCCTACGCAAGAGAGTAAGTTTAGGTTTCCGTTTAGATATTGAATTTTAAATGGTGCGGATGTTACACAAATTGGAGCACTTACTGATACAAGTTCTTTGTTTCCATCTAAAAGGTCTAAAATACGAAGTGTTGCCCCACCATCAGTTCCACTAAGTCTTAAATTAGCAATAATTAGTTTTTTTAGAGGTCCTACTCCGTCAACTACGCCGCTCCAACCTCCACCTGTTGCACTTTTTTGTAAGTCTATTACTACATCCTTTAAATATGAGCAAGACGCAGGGGGTGTTTCAAAAGTCAAAACTAGATTGTCAGGTATGTACGCATCTGTACCGTTGCATTTAAAGTTAGCATCTGGCGTGTTACCATCACATATTGTTGTTGTTGTGTAGGAGCCATAAGATTGACCTGGAATATACGACTGAGGAGGTGTAAACATACCTAAAAGAATTACAGAAGGAACCTCATTAAGTTTAGCAGAATCCGCACAGTATATGTCCAATGGTGCAGGGAATGGCTGGGAATCTACACAACGCATATTAACTGCCCAATTTTGTTTTTTAAATGTGTTGCTGTCTGTAGCTGAAGATGTGTTATCGGTTGTATCTACAACTACTATAGCGTAAGTAGGTGTTTTTGTAGTTTTAGCAAATGATATTCTTCCCTTATAATCACTACAATTATTAACTCTAGGTCTAGTACCATTCACCTTCCTAGATGCAACTTTTTGACCATCCCAATACACGCTTATCTCACCTGCAACTCTAAAATGATAATCTAAAGCCGCCGTTCCTGTCGCACCACCTAAACAGAATTTAGCCACATAGGGTGGCTTGTGGTACCAAGGGTAGTCAGCAAGCAACCCCTCAGGAGTTACCACATAACTGTCAGATATTGTTTGGCCTGGTACCTTGATTGGGCTAAATGTTAGAAAGTTTTCAGGAATACCTCTTCCAATTAAAGGGCTATACGCATATTCATCTGCTTGCATACCTCTGCAACTTCCGCACGGGTAGGTATCAGCGTCACATCCTGACGCATCGCCCAAATAGGACTCAATGTAGATATCTTGAATAGGCTCGTTATACGGTGCCCTTACAACCTTAGTCGAAATTGTATCCGCAACTTGATAAATTACATAATCGTGCATACCGCTAGGTGGTATTTCTTCCACATCGTTTAAAATTAAATTAGCATCTCCCATCTGAAGTTTAACCCAATCGTCCCTAAATAACTCCATGTATTCAGTTAGCTGCCTTTTGCTAAAAACTGCTTCAGTTTCTGTAAGTGGCAGTTGTGCGTACACCGGGCAAGATTTAGCAGATGCCTTGTAGCTTGATATATTTAACATGAAGTACTTACTTAAAACACCAGAGCCTGCTGATGGTTCAGACCATGTGGCAACACCTTCTCCAGTAACTGATGTAGCCGAGTATATTAAGTTTTTTCTTAGGTCGTAGGCCTTATCACCTGCTTTAACAGGCACATTTATTCCCTTGTCAGGGTTTATACTGACTTTGCGAGTAAACGCCACAGGCGGCATTAAATCTTCTTCTGTGGATGTGTAGTAGTGCACAGAACCGCTAGGCAGTGACGCAGAATTAGTAGTGTCATCACCAAACGCACCTATCGGATTAAAATTGCTTCTGGTGTTTAATTTGTAAGGTGTGTTGCTCACCATGAATGTAATTGTAGATGGTATAACACCTGCCGTGTCTCTAGATCTTAAAGTAACATCTTCAAGTCCTGTTTCACTAGTTTGTATTTCAGACTCTATGTCATATGCCCTAGACAAGTTGCTTTTAGGGAATGACGCTAAACTTCCAAACCCACCAGAGGAATTTGTAGACTTAAGTGTAGTTCGAGTTGTCATATTTGCAAAGCTATTTGAAGCATTCATAACATGCACAGACGCATCGTGTTTTAATATTAGCTTAGTGTTTGTGGATCTTCCTATAGCTTCTAAAAGAATAGGTAATCGAGTTTCTTGATTAGAAGATAAAAACAATTTATTTGGGAAAAGGTATTTTTGGTCAATGCTATCTACAGTAATAGCTTGAGTAGAGTAACCTAATCCCTTTAGTATGTTTTTATAAAGATCTTCCCATGTAGTGCAGCTTTTAAGCTTAAATGTTTCGGTAGTGTGGTACCACCACCAGTACCTATCGTCTACTAAAGGTAGAACCCACAAACTTTTTTTCTTGTAAGAGTTAAAAAGCGGTCTTGGTGGAAGCATCCACATTTTAAATTTTGCTTCGTTTTGATTTGTTTGTATGTACAGATATTTTGAACTGTACCCGTTCTGAGGGTGGTTAACATTAGCACGAATTCCGCCAAATTCATCACCGCTGTCTGAATTACCTGACACATCAAATTTAGGCATTTTTTCTAAATTTTCTGAAGTGACTAAGAAGAAACCAGCGGCGTATCTTCTGGCACCAACAGGCCAGTATAGCTGCCCAAGTTCTAATTCAGAATATTTGCTATATTCAGGGTTTGAAGAAACATCACTGTAGTTTAAAGACGATATATAGTTAGCTGAAAAATAATCTGTTGGGGAAAATAAATGAACATTGCGTGCGTACTCTTTTAACTCCTTGTTAGGTAGTATAAGTGGCATATTGTCGTAAGTCATTAATATTGACATTATTGTATTAAGCTGTCTGGTATGTTAGGGGTTGTTGAATTAGGCAGTGTGAATCCCGAAGGGCTTGTTCCAAAAAGCCTATCAAAAAGAATCTGGAATGTGGCGTTAGTGTATGTTGCCCCATTTGTTGTTCCATCGTCTTTTACTTTAGTAATTACATTATCTATTCTATCGCCCTTGTATAATGGCGCGGTTGGTAACCCTAGAACAGACACGAACGGACCACCTGGGTAAACTTCGTGCATTTCGGAAAGAACCATGTCCTTGACATATAGCGTCTTTGTACTTTGTAAGGTGGATCTAATCCTAAGGTGGACAATTGGTGATTTCTTTGAACCCATAACAAAAGATCCGGTAAATACAGAGTCTGTGCTTGTTAGAGTTGATAACGGTACGCTAAAACTTAGCATAGAGTTAACATCTGATGTTAGTATAGTACCATAATCGTCTACTAAATCTATCTGAAAATCCCCAGTTGTTAAAGCCACAGGTGCGTTTAATTTAAAGTAAAAACTGTACAGTGCGTTTGTGTTTATATAGGTTGTTACATTTTGCTGAAGTCTTACATCTTGAGTTGCATTCCCTGTGATAAGCAACCCGCTTGTTGTCGTTGTCCAGTTAGTTCCTTTAGTTCCTTTCGATGAGGATGAATCCCAAGAAAGTGGTGCTGTTATTACTGTCGTGTCAGGATCTGTAAATGTGCCGTTTAGAAGTATATTGCCTTCTAAGCCAGATCCTCGTATATTCACCCTACTAAATGTGTCTGAAGCGCCCGAACCTGCTGGGTAGTCGTAGCTGTACGCACCGTCTACGCTATCCTTAGTTATAATAGAAAATGTCTCATTACCTGAGGATGCACCACCCGTGTAAGAGTCTGAAGAAACCTCAAACCTAATGGATTCAGCTAGTGTGAATTGGTTAGGTCCACCTTGTCTGTTTTTGTTTTCCCACACCACTACATTTTTAGCACTAGGGTCTGACACAGTGATTGTGTTTTTTAACTTCGCCACTGTTTTGTTATCCTTTAGCATCTGAGACACTAGCTCATTCATGCAAGCCGTTACATTTTTAGGTATTAGCGGGTCGTGTGTTGTAACCGTGTCTATAAGTGCGTTTGCCGCTACATCTAAAAACAAATTAGGCATAAGGTCACTTATTAAGCTAATTTGACTCTCTATTGTAGGAATATAGTTTATGACAAGTTTTGTCTTACCATTCAAAGTAAACTTTTCCACAAATGTTGGAGATTTAGCATAATACAGTGTTTTCTGGAAAGCATTAATGCTTTCCAGAAAACCCCCAATTAGACCAATTTTTGTAAATATTCCGTAGGCTCCATCGTATACAATTGCCATGTTTTTTCCTTTTTATGCTTGTGTTATGTCGTTACCAGTTGGGCCAGTTGAGTCTACCGTTCCTGTGCTTGTTATATCTTGATAGAAGTCGTCTTTAATCACAGGAGATTCTAATCCGCCTAACCATTCGTAGAATATAGATGTCCAATTATCTACCGAGCTTCCGTTTGCAGTGGATGTTGTAGCGTACACATTGGAACCGTCTATAGGACTTTTTGGATAGTAGAATGTTCTAGTCTGTATCGCCTCAGGGCTTGACAAAGACATCATGTACACAGCACTACCGTTGCAGTGGTATGTGGTTGATCCTGTCTGAGGGTCTACTTGAGGGGCTTGCATTGTTATTTCATGCCTAACAAGTGTTCTTTTGTTAATTCCTGTGAACGCAGTTAGCAACGCTGGTACATCCGGTGGCTTATTCATTCTAGAAAAAGAGAATACCATAATCTCTTTAGATGTTCCACCAAAATCAAAGATCTCTTTACTATTAGTAGCATCTAGAATAGGAGATGTTATTAAGGATGCCTCGTAAACATAGCTAATAGAAACCTGAGCACTTGTGTACGGAAACATACCGTGTGCAAGCGTGTAAACAACAGGCCTGCTGTGCAATCTCTCTAGTGCGTTTATACTAATTGGCATAAAGCTCCTGAATTTTTTGAAGTAGTGCAGCTATAGCAGCGTTATTAACAGCAGCACCGTTCTCTGATGCGTAACCACCAGACACAAGTTTGTCTGTAACACCCTTCCAAAAAGCAGCTGGCCTTAGTTTGTCTTTATACGCCGCCGAGTACAAGTTAAACCATGTGGCAAATGCAGCTTTTGCTGTTCCAGCCCTTAGCTCTGAAATTTCCATAGGCACTAGCATTGAGTAGTATTGCCGAACTGTGACTATTGATTTTTCCCAAGGGAAGTTGTTGTATATGTATGTGTCTACCTGTGCGTTAACTAGCTTGTCAAACTTAGCTAGCTGCTTGGCGTTCATCTTAACTCTAGGATTCCCAACTACTTTTGCAGGTAGTAGCACTGTTGCCTGAAAGTCGTTCTTTTTAATGACATATCCGCCGGGCACCTCTCTGTAGTACTTTAGCCTTTTTCTGGTTACATTGCTTCCGTATAAATTTAACACTTGTCTGTTTGGAAAAAACAAAAGTCCGCTGTTATAGCTCATATTACCTCCTATACATTAAAGTGCAATTCTTTGGTATTTCCGGGAAGGTATTTTTCTTTAGCTGTATCGTGAGGGTCGACAGGGAATTCAGCTGGCGATTGTCGTATAGCCTCAACAAATATCTGCTCTAGGTAAGAACCTCTCATCTGATCTTTTCCAGACCTAGCACTTACAATTGTAACATCATTCAGCTTGTCGTTGTATTGACCACCCTTATAGGTCTTAACTGCCACACCATCAATGTCTTCATCGTTAGACATGAATCCTTTAAAGTGCAGGTAGTTTAAATTAAACTTCTTACCTGTGAACACGGTGAACGGGTCTAATGTCGTTTGTGTTAGTGTTGAGTTATTGACAGTCCAGAACTTCTGTGCCACCTTAACAGCACTAGAGTACCTCTTAACCTGAATACGAATAAAGCTACCTACCAAATCTTCCTCTAAGTGGAAACCGTACCTGCCCGCACTAATGTCAAAAGGCATTCTCTTCTCAATTATAAAAAACGCAAGGTATTCAAGATCTCTTTTGTCTGATAAATTGTTACCGTATATTGTTATATCTAGTGTTTCTTCGTTTAGTGGTACAAATTGTGATACCGCAGCACCCCCAGCCTTAATCATGCTTAGTAGCTTACCGCTTGTAAATGAGTCTAATAGTTCTTTTCCGCCAGCCGATATAGCAGATGCAATTGAATCTGTAGTGTTTGTTATTCCTTGTTTTATCTCTATTCGTGTTATATTCTTCGTATTTGGCCAAGGTGCCAAATACGGAGCATCTATACCGTTATCTATAAGGGCACCACCCGTACTAGCGTTATTCCGTGTGTCTATGTGAAAGTGTGTCTCACGGTCTAGAAAGCTATACTCCATCTTCATTGAACCTGGGTGAAGCCTGCACTTTACTAAGTCTCTCTTAAACCCAACTGGCGTAGGTATATTTATTATCTCTCTAAAGTCGTCAGGTGATAAATTGTTGTTGAATAACACATCTGACCTGAAGTGCAAAACCCCAACAACCTTTATGGTCGTGTAGAAGTCTTGGTCAATGATGTGCTCCATAGCGTAGTTGTTGCTTAGTATCGGGTACCTAGGTGCACCGTACAAGTGTGCCTCGTTTAAGTCTGTCTGGATGACAAACTCAACATGAGCACTGTTCATCCCATTTATTCTTTTTAAAGAGCAACCTAGTGGCCTAGGCCCGTTGTTGCAATCTACAGACTCTTCCGCATTTGTTGAAGGATCTCTCATAGGCGATTCTAAAAGTATCTGCCCACCTACAGAGTATATAAGCTTAAGCCTTGGAGTTGTAAGGAAGTGCTGAATAACATTATCGACATCTATAACATTGGTAGAGTTAGGTCCTAGAACCATCTGGTCTATGTCGTTGTCAGGCGAAACAACACCCTTGACTAACAAAGTGTGCCTTGTGTAGATGTAGTGCGTCTTTTCCTTATCTGCGTAGACAGGTTCTCTCTTGTAATCCTCAACACGAACCATACCTATTCGTATTGGCCCGTATTGCAGAAAATTTGCAGATATTCCCATTATGTGACATCCATTATGTATTTTACTTCAAAGTTTAAAAATGACCTAGATATTTGCCTCTGTGAGGACTTATCTGCGTCTTCCTTGTTGTAGTGTGCTATCTCACCCCAAGCGGCGTTAGGCTCTGCGAGTCGGACAGGCTCTGCACTTATCATATCACCGTTTGTGTTGTAAAGGAATTTTAAATGTAGGCAATTTAAAATTTGTTCTTCTCTTCTTAGGTGACCGTACACAGGGTCCATAAGCGACCTCTCGTCTGTGTCGCTCCTATCAACACCTAGCCTTGTCCTAATTACAATAGTTATAGTTCTGAGAAGAACGCTAGCGGTTCTTCCAGCCCCACTTACAAATTCCTCAACAGGGAATGGTAAGTTAGCTTTTACAAGTATATCAAAGTCTCCTCCGTACATCGGGATGTCATCCCTAGCGACAATCTTAACAATAGTGTCGTTAGTTATACTCAGGCTTGTTTTAATAGCTGTCTTTATAGATTTTAATATGTCAGCTATAGGTGATTTTATTTGAGCCATTAAAGACCTGCTTCGGTGTAATATAGAATATCTAATTGTGTTTTTTCAAAGCTTGGTGCACTTGCTGAAGGTATACCAGAAACCATAGTAGGAAAAGCCATAGACTCTTTTTGAATTGCAGCTAAACCCAACCAAGGTATTATGTCTTTTAGTATGCTTTCCTTTGGTGGTTGTGGGTTTGGATTTTCTACTTTGGTAGGTGGTTCAGCAACAGGAGCAGGTGGATCTTTCTTACCTAGTTTTTCTTTTGCTTTTACTGCTTCTGCTATGTCTTTTTCTTCTTGTATTTTTCTAGCATTTTCTTTCGCTACGGCGGCAAGCCTTACTCTTTCTTCTTCTTCTCTTTTTGCTTTTTCCGCTGCTTTATTTGCTTCTACTTTTGCAGCTTCTTCTGCTGCTATTCTTGCTGCTTCTTTTGCTTTTTCTGCTTCCTTCTTTTTTTCTTCTAAAAGTGCCTTCTCCTTTTCTGCTGCTTTTTCATCCGCTATTCTTTGTTCTTCTTTAAGAGCTTTCTGCCGTTCGTTTTCTATATCTGCTAATACTTGTTCTCGTTTTGCATCGTCTTCTTTAGGGTCAGTTAGCCCAACAGCGTCCATAAAGTTTGCAGGTATTCTCAACAATGACCCAACAGAACGCGCGCCACCTTGTATAACTCTTCCAAATCCTGTGTTAGTTTTTGTTGGCGGAGGTTTAGTTCCTGTTCCCCCAAATCCTGCAATCATTGGGGAATTTTGTGGATTTTCCGCTGATTCAGGTGTTGGGCTAGGGGA